GTTGCAAAACATGAAATTGCAACGCCACAACCTAGCAAAGGTAAGGAGAAACTATCATGCAATTAACAAAAGAGCAATTTAAATCTATCAGAACAGAACTCCAATACACTCAAAAAGAGTTCGCAGAAATGTTAGGAATAACTATTAGAATGATAACGTACTGCGAGTCTGGACAGAGACCAGTTGGAAAGACTGTTTCAATACTAGCAAAACGTATTTATCAAGACGAGAAATGACGCAAATCTATGTAAGTATATCTATGCAGTACAGTACTGCATAGATGTACTGTATTGCATTTCTATAAGTACTAAGATATTTTTTTTATTTTTATTAAAGCATACATTCGTTAAGACTATGAAAACAAAACAATGTTTTGATCGTTGCCGTAGGGCTTTGCTATGTCAGCATAGCTGATTATACGAGGGAGCAAAAAGCTGTCAAGAAAATAATTTATCTTGGATATGTTTACTCACATAGCCATGCACAAAACGAGTAACGTCTCTCATTCTTTGTTCAGCCGGTTCAAGCTCATTATAGTAAGACCAGTAAGCATCAAGAGTAACTTCAGCCATATGATCGTTGCTATTGCCAAGTACCTTAAGAGAAAGAACCAGCTCTTTAAATCTTTCTTTTGTCTTGCACTTCTTCGCATACTTTCTAATTAAATTAATATTATTTCTTGGCATCAGCACACTCATAACCAACTAGGGCATAACCTAGAATATCTTGCCATGAGTCATCATGGTCAGGTGTTTCTATTAATCTAGCAATCTTAACAGCTACCATACAAAGAGCCACTTGCTCAGTTGTTACATACTTATCCAATATCACAGACCACATTTTAGCAATACGAGTATGATTATCTACGATAGAGCCGTAGCTTTCTCCACGTTCTTGTATAACTTCAGCAGTCTTTTGTAATAAATCAAACTTATCCATCTCTTTCCCTCACTATGTAAAACCATGTTTCTATATCTACTTCACAAACCAAATCATGCCCAGCATTAAAGTTCCTCGACAGGACATCAAGAGAAATAACACATTTGATAGGACAGTTATTGTATTTGTATATCAATACTGGAGTTAGACTTAAACTCGCAGCAGATTCCTTTTGCTTGCTCCCACCAAGCACGTTTAAACGTAGTGCCTTTGAGATACGCTTTACATTCAATAGACCAACCAGGAATAATAATATCAGCTTGACCTTTTGCCTGGTACTGATCCAGGTTTCTCTTGGCATCTATGTTAAGATTATCTTTTATGAGCTTGCATATCTTTCTCTCAAAAGATGCACCTTTGTTACGACTATCTGCCATTATACATTTTCTTCCATTCATTAGTGGTATACTGAGTCATCTTTTCTTGCATCTGTTTGAGAAAGTCATTCGCAGTTACTTGACCAAGTGTGGCTAACTCTATCTTGTTCATTGTGTCAGGCGTTGGAAATCTTTCACACTTTATGAGTCTACATATAGCTGATCGAGTCAACCCTGATTTAAGGGCAAACTTATTTTGTGTCAGCTTATTCTTCTTTATGTACTCAATTAATTTCATACTGTTATAATAATTAAGTGTTGACAATCTGTCAATTATAATTAAATAAATTGTTGACAGTAGCGATTGTAAAGAATAATATCGTAACCAATAGCAAAGAAGTGGAGATTAACATGAAGACTGAATATGACAACTTACTAGAATCGTTAGAAGATATTGTAGGGCAAATGCAAATGGGAAAAGTAACATTTGAACAAGCATTAGATACATTGAAAACTATAACTAAGTACTACGAGAATAGGCAAGGAGAATAACTATGAATGTATTTAGCTGTTTTGATGGTGCAAGTTGTGGGCAGTTAGCCTTAAAAAAACTTGGAATCCCTATAACAAATTATTATGCAAGTGAGATAGATAAGTATGCTATCCAAGTAACACAAGCTAACTTTCCTAACACAATACAATTAGGAGACATAACAACAGTTAATCCTGGTCAGCTACCTAAAATAGATTTGATGATGGGAGGTAGTCCTTGTCAGGGATTTTCGTTTGCGGGAAAACAACTTAACTTTGATGACCCTAGATCTAAATTGTTTTTTGACTTCATAAAACTAAGAGACAAGCTAAAACCTAAATATGTTTTGTTAGAAAATGTAAGAATGAAAAAAGAATCAGAGGATATCATATCTGATTACATGGGTTGTAAGCCTATTAAAATAAATTCAGCGTTACTTTCTGCACAAAGTAGAAATAGGCTGTATTGGTTTGTTAAACTCGTTGGGGATAAATATATACCAGTATTAACTTTTCAACCACATGACAAGGGTATAGTTATTAAAGATATTCTTGAAGAATTGCCTTTTGGAACTATACCAAATTATCTTGCTAATAGTTGGGGAGGAGAGCCTAGAGGAAACAAAGTTAAATCAATAGACGATTCCAAAGCTAACTGCCTTACTGCATCTATGTATAAAGGTCAGATACCAACCTATGTAAAAAAATTAATTCCAAAAGAGAATCCTACACTATCTAAAGATGGTCTTATTAGAGTTGGAAGTGCTGATTTGAAAGGACATGACAGTATCAAAAGAGTATACTCAAGAGATGGGAAAGCTCCAACATTAACAACAATGCAAGGTGGTCACAGAGAACCAAAGGTGGCTTTATCTGGTTATGCTTGGCGAAAGCTAACACCACTTGAGTGTGAACGCCTACAAACAATGCCTGACAACTACACTAATCATGTATCCAATACGCAGCGATACAAGATGATAGGCAATGGCTGGACAGTAGATGTCATAGCTCACATATTGAAAGGGATACAACATGGCTGAGATACCTGATTACAGATTAAACTTTGGCATTGAGCATGAGAGTGCAAGCAATGGAACAACAACTAAAGATGAGATGATACTCAAGCATTATCTTAGAAAAGAACATAAGATGTCTTTTCCTATGGCATCAAGACCGATAGCTGGTATCAAGGTACAAACTGGTGTTGATTGTGCTATGGGATTACATAACTACAGTCCAATCAGAGGTGTCCAAGAAGCTATGGAAATCAATGAGTCTGTTAGATATGCACTCACAGAATACCAAGGATACACACCTAGAACATGGGATAATGGCAAAGATGCAGAGGAATACGAGGAGTTTCGTGAGCATCTACCTGAGATGATTAAGCACGCAGTTGATGGACTGCAACAATATTTTACTGGTGTAAATCGTATCGAGGGAGAATCAATGAAGCAATTTATTGAACCTAAGATAGATGTACCAGTTGTTTTGTATCAAGATTACTCAGGTGGTGGCAAACAGATAGACCTTAAATGCTCACTACCTATGAGAAACCCACCAAAGAAAGATGGTACTAGGTCTTGGCGTATACCTAAACCTAAGACAGAACCATCAGCACAACAAGTTATGCAACAAGCAGTCTACTGGAAAGCTACTGGAGAAAAACCAGCTTTGTTATTTGTTACAGCATCAGGCTATAACATAGTAGACGAAACGAATTGTGAGCTTATGAAAGAAGATAATCTGCAACGAGCTTATGATGATGTAGTACGTTCTTGGTTAGTCACTCAGAACTTACTCAAAGCAAGCAGAGGTTCATGGAAAGCGTTAGCTGGACTAGTTCAACCTGACATGATGCAGATAGCACAAAGACATGGACCAAACATTACCAACCTAGCTAAACAACTATGGGAGTTATAACATGACAAATCCAATTAAACTTAGAAGAAACCTAGATCCATTTACTAGCCATCAAAGTGCAGAGAAAGTTGAAGCATCTCGCATGGAAAAGATTGTCCTTGGAGTCATTGATTCATTCGGAGAGAACGGCTGTATATCCGACCAAGTGCAATATGCTTTAGCCGAATATCGATACAGCACGATTACAGCACGCTACAAAGCATTAAAAGAAAAAGGACTAGTTGTTACTGATGGCACAGCTATCAAGGCTGAGAGTGGCAGAAAACAGCTAAAGATGTGGAGTGCAAGGCACTATCATCATGAATCAGTCACAGATGAGGACAGAATACAGCATATGGCAGAAGAAAGGGCAGGAGTGTAGTTATGGAGATAGAAAAAAATATACCTATACCAACAACAAAAATTAAAAATAACAAGCATGTTAATATAGCTAGAAAAATGAATGTTGGAGACAGCATTTTTATAAAAGCTGTTGAAGAAGATATAGGTAAATATGCAGATTATAATCGTGAAACTCATGCAATAGCTAACAACTTTGCAAATGCCTTAAGAAGACTAAATAAAAAAGCTACTGTAAGGATTTCTAGAGATGATGACGGCACTTTACTTGGATTTAGAGTATGGAGAATAGAATGATAAATGAATTAGTCAGTAAATGGAAAAGAGCAGATGACTGATACTGAACAGTATCATGCACAAGCTATAGATATGTTAGAGGATCGTATAGCTAAACTAGAGGATAAGCACAAGGCTGTGACCAAACAGAACGAAGTGCTTATGGAGTTGTTAAGTAAACTAATAAGAGGAAAGAATGAGTAATTTAGCTAAAACTATGGATACCATTGCAGACTTACACAAGTCTCATGGTGTCAAACAAAAAGGTGGCAAACTTTATACACAGGTTGTGCATAGAATGGAAGCCTTTAGACGTATACATGGCACAGACTTTGGTCTTGATACTGAGATACTAGTCAATGATGGCAAGCGTGTTGTTGTCAAAGCTATTATCACAGACAAAGATAATCGCAAAGTAGGTGCTGGTATGGCAGAAGAGATACGAGGACAAGGCATGGTCAATACAACATCTGCCTTTGGAAAACGCTGAGACTTCTGCAATAGGTAGAGCCTTGGCTAGTCTTGGACTAGCTGGTGGAGAATATGCTAGTGCGAATGAACTTGACGCCGTTGAGAGAAAAACGCAAGCTATGAAAGAGGAGCCGAACAAACTCGTATCCCCAAAACCAGTGGCTCCTCAACCCCTTACAAAAGAAGATGTTAAGGACATCCCACCTAAACCTCCACAACCTAGACAATTAACAGATGAAGAAAGGAGAGAAATACACGTTAAAAAAGTAAAAGACTTTGAGCATTGGTGTCAGCAAAAAAGAACAACTGACCAGCTCAATTCTTTTTATACTGAATCTCAGACTACCTTAAATGAGATGAAACAACATAATCCTGACTTGTTTAAACAGGCAAGTCAGGTATTTCTTAAATATTTAGACCAGCTAGAAAGGAAATCAAATGGCTAATCAATATAGAAAAGTAATAAACATAACCCTGTTCGCTAACTCAGAGGGCAAGGCTACACATGGTAACTCAAAGTGGACACCATACAAAGATGGTAGTCCAGCAGATATTCATCTAAGGAAAGATGCTAGATACAGCGTAAAGTTATTTGGTAATGATGATGGATCACTTGGTCTTGCTATATCAGAGGTAGTGCAAGGACAATACACAGATAGCATATCAGATGGTGTATCACAGCCTGGTATGAGATCACTCGCTCAATCGATAGACCCACCAAAGCCTAGTCCTATCTCAGCATTAAAAGATGAGCTTGATGATGAAATACCATTCTAAAGCGTACTATTCCACACAGGAAGCTACCGAACTGATGTTTGGAGATACACCAAGCAATAGAAAAAGACTTCTTCGTTTGTTACAGAACGGAGAGGTCAAAGGTAAAAAGTTTGGTAAGAGATGGTTTGTTTATGCAAGCGAAATAAATGGAGAGGATAATGAAGTACAACAAGGCTGGAACTGACTTTTGAGAACTGCTATGTTTGTGGTGCTAAACTAAAAGAGGTTACCCATAAAAGAAATATACAAAGAAGGTGTAAAAGCTGCATCTATCATGGTGTTGGGGAAATGAAACCGGTAGTGGAAGAGTCACAACAGGAAGAAGAAGAGGATTGGAGCGTCTTAGATGATCCAAGAGCCGTAAATGAAAAAGACTACGGCAGAGTCTTCAGAGAGCCAACAAGAGTTTACACTGGTCACTCCAGTTTATCTGAACTTGTTGGAGGTTCATCTAACTATAACCATAAACATGGACCATCAACAGACGGAGTTCGGTACACAAACCGAAAAAAGAAAGAATAACTATTTCTTTTTCTTAGCCTTCATTATCTTTTTTTGCAAAGCACTAGGCAATGTCTTTTGCTTTGCAGTTAAACCTTTACCAGACATCTTTTTCTTAGGTGGTCTTCCTTTTTTAGAACCATAAGTTCCTTTACCCATTGGCATAGCTTTTTCCTTTCTTTCTCTGTCAGCTTTACATAATTTACAGTTAGGTTTACATTTTCCTAAAACACAGTCAATAAACTCTTGACCAAATTTATCTTCATTTTTTCTTAGACTTATTACGTCTACTAATTGCAGCAGCTTTTCTCTTAGCATCTGCCTTACTACTCGCACCCCATGCACGAAGAGAGAGTAGCAATCTCGTAGGCTTTCCTTTAGCATCTTTTTCAGGTCCACGCATACCTCCCATTCTAGCTAGAAAACTAGCTCTTCTTGGATTGTCACCTTTCTTTACAGGTGCTTTTAGATTCATGCCTTGACGTTTAGCAGAAGCTCTACCCCTGGCATTGAGTCCACCCTTGGGATTCTTTCCTGCTTTTCTTGTCCACGCTGGTGTCTTAGCCATTTATTAACCCATGCCTGTAGCCGTTTTGTTTATCATAAGTCAGCATTTCTTTTCTGCCGTTCTCAACATAGCTGCAATGTATCCAGCCACTGTTACCACCAGTATAACATTCTAAGATTAACTGGTCAAAGTCCAGGTTACCCATGATCCATTCAGCAAGCTCATAATTATCCACACCAGCTACCTCGAAGTCTGCTGCTTGTCCCTTACAGTGCTGACTGTTCTCAGAACTTCCTATAGCAATAGACAACTCAGGAGATCTATAACCACTAGATACTATGAATGAACCAAACTTATCTCGAATAGGCTGTAATATATTCTCAGCTAATAACCTTAAATTGTATATCTCATCAGCATTAGGACTGTTTATTATGCCTTTACGCTCTGCTGTTTGACTCTTTGTTAATTCGCTCAGAGAGAAGTTTGGACTCAGCTTTGACATTATTTAACCTTTCTAAATCTTTTCGTTTTTGCTGCAATCTTTTTGGGCTGTTTAGATACCTGTTTACCTGCTCTAGTTGCTTTTCGTTTAGCAGCCGTAGTCTTGGCGTATTCTTTGGAACTAAGAGCCTTAATCGCTTTCTCAGGTAGATAACGTTCACCTGTTGCCTTTCGCCCTTGTGTACTAGGCTTGCCACTCTTGGTTCTCCATTTTTGCTTTGTCCAAGATTTCAGTGATCTTTGTCTTTTTGTGAGTGCCATTACTTATATCCACCACCTTTAGCTTTGTACTGCTTGGCAAGCATCTGTGCTTTCCTAGCTGACCATTGACCAGGCTTTCCACCTTTACCACCTAGACTTAATCCTTTGGAATAACTGCTTTCGCATAGTAGGTTTGGTGTAGTTACCTGACTTGTTTACTGTAGATTTTGACCTCATTTTGTCAACCCCTTTTGCTTTTCGTAAGTTCTAAGTCCACCCAATCCGAGCATACCCATTAACACAGTCATCAATGATCCCATGTCAAAAGTAGGTAACTCAGGTATAGCAACTCCGATATAAGCACACAAGAATATTGTTATTGGTGCTAGTACAAAGTGCCAACACAATGCAACACCACAAGTCCAGCCTATAAATGGTCTCCAACCGGCAACAAAGATTGACTTATGTTGTGCTTCTGCCTTGTTTATCTCTAGCTGACCTTTAGCTAACTCCTGGGCGTGCTTCTCAGCCATAGTTGCCTATCTCATGTGCCAACTTATTCTTGGCATCTTTGTCTTCTATAAACTTACCAACTAAATTGGTAACTGGTCCTATCAATGCTGTTAACATTACTTATGCTCCTTATGTTCATGACCCATCCATATACCAAATACACCTGTCATTACACCCATAACCACAGATACAAAGGCTGACTGTGCAGCAGTCGGTGCATCTAAATCCATAAACCATTCAGCACATCTCCATGACATGACTGTACTAGCAAGCATCATACATCTTGGTAATATCTTCCATTTAAGAAACTGTTCAACTGTAACCATTAGTACACCTTCACTTTCTCAGTATCAACAAATGGCACGAGCTTACACATACACTCATACACTTGTGGCTTGTCATCTTTCATATAAGATTGATTGTTTAATTTGTCTCTGTATTGTAAACACACATTGACATTCTCAAAATATATACCACCAGTAGCAATGCCATTTAATGTACAAGCAAGTAAAAAGGCTGTCATATCAAACCTTTCTTTTTGGCTATGATTGCTAGTACTGTAACAACACCTGATAATAAAGCAGTAATAAGTATAGCCAGTACAACTTTCATTACTGTTTCTTTTATTTGCTCTTTGCGTTTCTCTGCTTTAATACGAGCATCTCTTCTAGATTTGCGTGCATCAGCACAGTAAGATACATAGTCATTATATAGACCTGCTCTACCATATAGCTGCATGAACTCTCTGAGTTGTTCGTTCTTAACTCGTATCTCTTCCAAAGCCATAAACTCTTCTAGGTCATTGTCTTCTTTGCCTAGAAAGTTAGTCCAGATACTATTCTTTTTTTTATGTAAATCTTGTTTAAGTTGTTCTTCAGCACTAACAAATTTAGATATTGCTGCACCTGCTGAAGATAGTTCACGACCATTCTGTATGGTCTGTTTGATAATTGCAAAAGCACTATTAGCGACCACTAGCATTTCAAGCATAGCGTCACCTCAATAATAAACCTACCATCATAACTATCATAGTACCTGCTGTACCAATCATTATATGCTCTATACGTTTGATGCGAAGTATAGTTTCTTTCCATCTTTCAGCACATACTGCTTCATGTGTATCTATTTGTGCTTTTACTTCTGATGCTTTAACCAATTACACCTCCTCTGGAAAGTCATAGATTGGAGCATTGCCAGTAGGATTACCATCATCATCTGTTGGCACTTCAAACAAATCCTTAAAAGCATCTAAATCAGTACAAGCATTTATTGCAGTTTCTATTGTACCAGTAGCTGTTCTAACTGCATCTCTATAAGTGCTTATCTCTGTAGGTATTGCAGTAGACTTTTCTGCATTTCTAACAACATACCAATCTGAAGCAGTAAGCAGCCCATTAGCAGTTGATTTAGTTCTTTCTACCCAAATAGTCTTTAGACCTTTCGTAACAACTTGATTGCCATCTTGGTCTAGTATTGGATTATCATCTTCATCAACTGCATTGATATCTGTTAGGCTACGTTCTACATCTCTTGCCCAATAAAATCTATCGTCATAGCTTGTGTCTACGTCATCTTGCCACGTTACACCCCAATGAGCTTTATCCTCTGCTGACCAAGCTGATGCCCAATTATAAGGATGTTTATACCCATCATCATCAGTCCAACTCTTGCCAACTTTTAGAGTTCTTCCATTGTATAACCAAGCCATTATCTTCTCCTATCTTGCATTAGCATATTTAAAAGGGTTCTCAGCAAAAGCCATATAAATATAGGTGTTACCACTACCATTATATCCTGCATTACTATCTCGCCATTTAAAACCATTTGATGTAAAATCTAAAATATTATCATTGTTGTTTTCTGCTGTACTATCATCAGCAATTAATCTTGGAACAACAACATTAAATGGTGCTCTCTCGCTATCAAACATATGCCAATTTTCACCAGAGATATTAGTTACCTTAACCATCAACCAAGCAGGTCTAAATCCAGTATAAACAAACGTGCCATCTGATGAGCCATTACCAGTATAACTGCCAAATTTACTGTAGCCTTCTATCTCTGCGAAACAATAGGCTATATGTTCATCGCCACTATTATTTACCTCAACATTATCAACAGAAATAACAGTTGATGTTGGGAGTGTATTATTCCAAACATTTGGGTCGTCGTTTCTAGAATTAGTTAAATTAAAATAAATAACTTGTCCTCCTGTAAATGTTTTGTGCCACACGTTCCAATTATATGTGCCTTGATCAAGATTTTTTATAAAAAAGAAATCTGGAGTAACACCCAAGCCGTGACCAATAGTTCCAGAACCGTTACCTGTATATTTAACAATGCTAAACCCTGCATCTGTGTTTGCTTGTACTGTACTTGTTATAGTACCATCTGTATTGCTTGAGGTTGTGCCACCATTTGCTTTCCAGTTCCAAGCTACCATTGTATCTGCTGTACCACCATCAGGTGCATAGTTAAAGTAACCATCTTCATCATCATCTAAATCATAACCAGTACTAGTAACAGCATTATTAACAAAGCTATCAAAAGTAGCTTCTGCATTAGCACCATTAGACCTTAGATATGTTGTAAATCCTCGTGAACTATCTAATATCATATGGTCTGCATTTCTATTTCTTGGTTTACCCCAAATAAAATCTGGTTTAAATCCAACAGTAATTGTTTTAGTAGAGCCATCTACAGATTCAGCAGTCCAAGTAGTTGTATTAAAATAATCATCAGCTTGTGTAGTCTCATTAGGACTAATAGTAGGCTCTGGAAGATTAGATGTGCATAATGCTAGATAACCACTAAAAACTGAACTATGGAAATCGCCATTACCATTTGCATCTGAATTACCCCCTGCTGATTCTTCTCCTGCAAAAGTGCTATCCTGACCAAAATTACCTTGACCAGTATGAGTGCCACCAGAACTTGCATTTAAAATAAAAGGTCTTACTTCTCCAGTAAGATTGTTATGTAAAAATCCTGTGCCATTAGTTAAATTAGCATTATTTTGTAAAACACCATCAACTGAAACATACCACTTACTATTATCCATATCTAAATAAATGCCAATAACATTATTAGTAGTGTAACTTACAGTTGAACTTCCAGTAGAACCAGATGAGTCTTGTGTTTCTCCATCAGTACCCCTAACAGTCCAAGCACTACCATCTGCATCAGTTCCTCTTAAACCAATTTTAAAATATCCTGCAGTTGTTGTTGTGCTATTTAATCTATGTTCCCAATACCATTTCCCACTTGAAACTGCAAAAGTTCCTGTTGTTTGTTCATCTGTGTTTTGTGCATTTACAACAACTTCTAGATTGCCCTCTGAAAATGTGTTGTCATTTCCTTTTGGGTCTAAAGGATTATAGGTGCAAAAGTTATTCTCTGGACTATCTGGCATATCACAATCAGAAGCAACTATTCCACTAGATGTAAAGTGATTAGCATCACCACTAGTATCTGCTCCTATTGTGCTAGATGAACCAGTTCCAGTTCCAGTTTGATTGAATTGCAATCTAAAACCATTAGTGCCATATGAGCCAGTATATGCTTTGGCTATCCATACACCATTTTTAAATTCGCCAAAATCTGTTTCATCTAATGTTTGCCCATCAACAAAGTTAACCTCTGCCATATACCCATCAAAATGTGTATTAAGTGTAACTCCTCTAGCACCAACTGCGTGTTGTTTATTACTGTTAATAAGACCATTCCCTGCTGATAAAGTTAAATCTGTTTGTTTATCTTGCAGGACACCATTTACATAAATTTTAGTTCTATTTGATTGTGTGGATTGAGAGCCATCAAATGTAACGATAATATGATACCAAGCTGAAACATCTCTATATACAGCTAGAGTTTGACATTCATCTCCATTAGTGTTCCCAGTTTTATTATTTACCTTTATTTTATGGTCAGACCTAAATTCAATTCTACCAATATTAGAACCATCTTGTTCTGTTCCAAATAAATTTTGTTGTCCTAAGTTTCCTCGTTTTACCCAACCACTCCAAGTCCAAGATTGTTGGTCACCTCCACTAAATGTTTTTTGTAAATAAGGGCTATCATTATCATTGTACCTCAATGACTGAGTAGCTACACCATTGTAGAAACCCCCAGAAGCATACATCCATTGTGTAGAACCAAAAGGACCAGACATTATCGCTCCTAACTAAAAGCTAATTGTGGTGTACCTAACAATATACGATTAGATGCGACCACTATATAAGGCACTACATCTGTAGCACTTGCTGTACTTGATAAAGTTAATCCTGCACCACCTGCTGTCTCATAATCTGTGCCTAGCGATACTGTTCTGCCACCAATTCCATCTTGTATGAATGTTATAAACCCAGACTGACCTACTTGCTCTGTTGTTGGATTTGCTAATGTTACATTCCCAGTAAGTGTAAGAACAAAGTTTTGATTAGTTTGGAAGTTTAGTGTTACTGAACCAGTATTAGTTGTGTCTGTGTCTGTAGTTGCTAGTGCAGTACCAGTTACTTCAATGCCTGTTGAAGTGGTAGCGAGTTTTTGAGAGTTAGCATGATAAAGTGTTACAGCACCATTATTCGCAGCAAACAAATAGTTTACACTATTATCAGCATTGTTTAGTTCAAGATTATTTGCTTGTATTCTAAGGTTTCCAGTGCCGTTATCTTGAATAATGCTACGATTACTATCATGATAAATCTGTAAGTCAGACCCTGCACCAAATATGGCTTTGTTGTTATCGCCTAATGTTAAGTTACCAGTCATAGCATCGCCAGTAACAGCAACAAAGTCAGTAGATGCAGAGGTTGCAGCAGTACCCAATCCTAAGTTAGTTCTTGCTGTTCCTGCATTGTTTAGGTCTGATAAGTTGTTGGCAACAGTTAGAAAGTTAGCAGCAGTTAATGCTGCATCTGCCCATGCAGAACCAGTATATACCTTGAGGTTATTGCTTGTTGTATTAAAATACAAGTCACCTGCATTGAGTGCTTCGCCATCATTGTCTACAGATGGATCACTTGCTTTAGCTCCCAGGTATATATCATCAAAGTTATCAAACGCTAATTCTGCTGCTGCTTGAGCCGTTTCTGCTGCTGTCTGTGCAGTCTCTGCTGCTGTTTGTGCAGTTTCTGCTCCTGTCTTTGCAGTCTCTGCATCATCTTTGTGTGTTTCTGCTGTAGATGCTGAGTTACTTGCATTGGTTGCACTAGTTGATGCTGCACTAGCTGAGTTTGCTGCGTTTGTAGCACTTGTTGCTGCACTAACTGCATCTACTAATAACTCAAAATGATCTGTATCTGTTAGACTGTCACCAACAACGGCATCTGCAACACATATATATACGTTGTTTAGCTGTGCAGTAGTCGTTGATTTGATTATATCCCTTACAACATAGGCTTCTGTTGTTACTGTTGCATCTGTACCCTGATATGTACCTAACTCCTGTGTAACTGATATCTCTCCAGAGCTATCAAATGCAAGGATCTTGTTTGCTCTTTCTGTTGCACCCACTGTAAATTCAGTAGATGTCATGCTATTTGTTCGTGATAGCTTGATACTTCTATCGACTTCTTCTTGTTGCTGTTGTGCAATAAATGTAAGCCTATCTAGTGCATCTTCATGGCTTTCTGCTGGAAATGGATCGTTGGCAGTATAGTCTGTGGACTGTGTTTGTGCCATGTTGCGTCTAATAACAACAGTAACACCACTAGCAGGTGCAGTTCCAAACACAACATTACCACCATTAGCATTACCTGCATTTGTTACAGTGTAATTTGTTGTTAGACTCTGTACTGTTTCAGTACCAGCAGCCGATCTTAGTATGACAGTAAGGTCTGCATCAGCGAATATCTTGAAAGCATATGCAAACGTAGTGGTACTTCCGTCTCCACTGTAACTGTTTTTTGTGGTTGTGCTACTAACTGTCATAACTACCTCATTTCTACGTTATAATATTTTTTGTTAAATTAATCAAATTCATTTTAATCTACCCTTGCTGACTCAGGTAAATCTTCAAACATTTTATTCATTACATTTTTTATACCTATTGCGTTTGAATAAGGAACTAATGATTTAAGTGCCCTACCTTGTGCAGCAGACACTTGATATTCGTCATTTAACAAAGCTCGGCTAACTCCTTGTACAGCCTTGTATCCAGTATCAATTAATTGCACAGATGGTATTCCACTAATCAAACCTGTAGCTAATCCTGTTGTTCTTCCATAAGAAAACAAAGGATCTTCGCCAAAAAAAGGCATACCAGTATCTATTAGTGCAGGAAACAATGAAGCATAAGAACTTCTTTGGAAAGCTGCTTTCCCTATTTCTACAGGAGACAACCTTTCTCTTAAAAATTCTTCTTTATCTGATCTGCCTATAGCATTTGCGTGCATTTGTGCAGTATAAGATAACCCAGCAAAGAAAGATGAATACATCATGGCAGAATATGCAGCAAAGTCATTTCTTTTTATATTATGCAAAAATTGTTTTGAATAAGACACAAGCATAAATGTTCTGAACTGAGATAATATTTTACCCATTGTGCTTGTCATATGTATATTTAAATTACCAACATCATTCTGTTGTATGCTTTGCCTGGTCCACCTACTTACAGCTAAAACAAAAGCATCTCTTGCATCTATGTCATCCCAAGCATCTAAATTAATTCTTCTAATTTTTCTGCTTTTAAAAAACACTGATGGACTTGTTACTGCGTTTTGTCTTATTTGCTCAAAAACCCTTTGTGACATATCAGTATTTAATCCAAGACTTTCCATTCTTTTGGCTATATCTTGCTCTTTAGTGCCTCTACCTATTTTTTTAAAGTTTATGCTTTTAATACCAAAAGCTAAATCAGTTAAAGATTGCACAGCTATTCTTCCTGCAGCTCTTTCTAAACCAGCAGTTATAGGAGCCATACCAGAGATATCTGCTGTAATCCTTTTTAATGGTTGTGCAGCTAATCCAACCCTATCTATGAAGTCTCCCCTGCCTTCTACATATATATCATGTGCATCATATTTATTCATAGATTGATGTATTCTTCTATCAACACCAATACCTGCAAACGCTTCTAAATCTCTTGCAACAGGATCCTCTAAATTACCATTGGCTGTTCTTTTAAGCATTGATTTAAGTTCAGGAATAACCCTTATCAAACCTCTAATGCCATCTATAGATACAGCATTACCTAATTCAGCAACTTGTGCAAAACCTACTTGGTTCATAACTCTAATAAAGTTGTAATCCATAAGCAATCTAGCTATTCGATTAGCATCAGAAGATGGGTTTTGTATTGTTTTAGGTGGTCTTCCTAAAATCATATCATACATAACCTCAAACTTAAGAATGTCTTTTTCAGCTTGTTTTAATCCATCATCACCTAATTCATCACCCTCGGCTCTTATTAATTGCATTTGTTTTTTAAAATCTGCATCACTTGTTATGCCCTTTTGTGCAAAGGCTATTCTTCCTGACATTTGGTTTACATATGAATTGAAAACTTGTTCAGCATCTCTATTCATTAAATCTTTTACTGCAATTCTTTTGCCGTCAAATGTCATTTCATAATTTAAGTCAAACTTTAAACGTTTTTTTGCTCTTGACGGAACACCCTCTGGCTTAAAATGTAAAAGATTAACCAAAGCATCTGCCTGTGATTCAGACAATATTTCCTCTTCAATAAGCAAATCTTTTAAAAATTCTTTATTTGATGTACTAAAAATTCTTGATACACCTGCATCTAAACCAACGTGACGATCAACAATCTTGTCTCTCATCCCTCTACCAATAGCATCTGCCAATTCTTCAGTTAATTCAGGATTAGCGTTTCTTAAAGATCGAGATAACAACATTGGAATGAAACCATCATCTGTCTGTTGCCTTAGCGTAGTAAATTTATGAGAATCCCATAAATGCGTAAAATATCTTAAATCTTCAGGTATATCTTCAAACCCTTTTACACCAGCATCTTTTGCATCTTGTAATATTTCTCTAAATACATTTCTCTGCCTTTGTGCTGCATTTATAACTGATTGATTCCTAGAAGATCCAGGAAACTCAATTTCATCAGCAACAAGTCTTCCAAAATCAGAACGCTGTGCACCCCATTTTCTTTTCCAATAACCAATATTATTAGATTTTGCCCACTCTGTATAAGAATCTTCATAAGCGTTGTAATATCTAGCGCTGTAACTCCTTGTTTTTGTTGTCTTTATTAAGTCTGCTGTAAACTCACCTGGTTCAACAGCATCCTCTCCTACTATATTTGCTAATTTTCTTGATATACCTAATGCACTATTTTTTAGCTGACCAATCATATCTATTCTAAATTTACCAAAAAAACTAAACGGAGTATCACTAGCTTCTTCTATTTCAGCATCAGCACCCTTTACAATTTCTTTTATTTGTACAGGCTGACTTAATGGATTTTCCATAGCACCTACACTACCATCAGGTCTTTTATAGTCTTCAGTCTTTGCTATTCCCTTATCTATTGTGGCTTGCTGCAGGTCACTTACTTGTGCTTTTTCAAAATCATTAACACCTTTTTTTAAAGCATTATTAAACATCTGATCAGAGCTTTTGCCAAATACACTTCCAATAGCACCACCTAAAAGCATACCACCACCAGCAGCGTATAATATATCATATGGATCTTTTACTGGATTTTGAGAAACTAGGTAAGACTCAATAGCACCACTTGATATCCCACCTGTTGCCAAACCTCTAAAAGCTCTAGCCAATCTAGTAGCCTTTGAACCCCATATAAATGGAGCAGCCACACCTTCCGTCAATGCTGTAGCTGTGATAGCAGCAGGATCTATGGTAGCAGCAGCAAGTCTCAATGGTATTCCTGCCCAACCATATTTAGCCAATGTTTCCTCATTTTTCATTGATTGCAAAACTCGATCTCTTAGTTTTTCTGCGTGAGGTCTACTTACTGCATCTTCTAGAAAATCTTGATATTCTAATGGTATATCTTTTGTAAACTCAGCATAAGATTTATCGTCAAGCAAAAAATTAGGATCAGGCTCAAAATCCTCTAATCCGTTGTATATCCAAGACATTGCATTATCTTCAGCAAAAGCTGCAGAAAGAGCATCAGAAAATGTTATTTGATCTCTTTCTTTTTGTAAGGTTTCTTCTGCCTCTCTCTCTTCAAGCAGATTAATAGGTCTTGCTACCTGTATTTGTTTTGCTTTTAGTTCCATTATTGTAATTTAGGTCCTAATAAAGTTTCTTTTAGAGTTTTTATATTCTCTTTTCTAATTTTTTCTTTTCTCTTTTCCTCTGCGATAGCTCCTGCAGTCTTTTCTGGCATACCCTTTTGGAAATCTGTCGTTGTCAACTCTTTGAATAAAACTGCTTGCTGTTCTCTTATTTTTTCTTTTCTTATATCTTCAGGTGATTTAACTAAATCTTTTTGTTTTTCAAATTGAGCAGCAATAACTTCTTTCTTTTTTACTTCAGCTTTTGCTGTTTCTTCTTCAAGTTTCATTTTTTTAAGCTGATCTAATGTATAGCTTTCATTTGGAAACAACATTCCATTTCTTACAATAGACCATCTATCAATTCTTCCAGTAACAGGCGTAGCAGTTATCTCTTCATCATCATCAGGATTTTTAAGTTTGTAGTCTTTTATAATTAAATCTGCATAGTATCGAATGTCTGTTTCGTTCATATTTACAGACCTTGGTATAAGAACACCTTTATGATTTATATGAGAATCTAATATATCTTGCCCTGCTCTTTCAACTGCTGCTTTAGGATCTGCTCCTAAACCTATATAAATCTTAGATAAATTTTCAACTTTTTGCTGTATAACAGAACTGTTTTGTGGCTTTGTTCCAAAAAAACTTGTTGACTCAGAGCTTATGCTATCTACTTCACTTTTTATTACTTTATACTTTGCGTTAATAGTTTCTATGCCTGTTTTTCTTGCTGCGTTAACCATGCCTATTGATTCTTCAATGGTTTTACCAGTTTGCTCAAGTGCTAATACTTGATTGTAAACAGCAGTTTCTTCTTGATTTAAATGCAACTGCACAAGACCTGGACCCATAGCCTTCATTTGCCTAAATAATTCTATCTGATTTTTTAACTTTGGCATATCTGCTTGATCGCCTAGAATATTTGTTGCTCCTTCTGAAAGCTCATTTTTAAAATTTTCATAGGCTACGTTATTTTGTTGCAGTATTAACAATGTATCTGCTTGTGATTTTCCTTTTATAGCTTGACTAATTATTGCCTTTTCTTCTTTTGCAGTATAATTTTGCTTAACCTCAGAGTACCTACCTGTCTGTAATGCAGTTGCTCCATTGTTTATAAACTGTGCTGTGTTTTGTGCTTCTATTAAATCATTCTCAACATCAATGACACCTGACAATATTGCTCTAGCTGACTTGCCATTTGTTGTTTGCTGCATCTCCAATGATGTCCTGCCACCATATTTTGTTTGTAATAATTGTTTTGTTGACTCTGCAAGTTCCCTTATTTTTTCAGCATTAACTTGACTTGGGTCTTGTTTATATATTTCTAATAAAGTTTTTTGCCTATAATATAAATATTGAGCAGAACCCACAATAGATCCTTCTGCTTTTTCTTTGTCTTTTGATGCACCTACATAAGATTTTGCTTTATCAACAGCAGATAAAGTTCCTACATTTTCAGCCTCTTCGCTAACATCTTGTGATATTTCGTTCAAAGCATCATCTTCAACTTCTTTGCTTCGTGCACTTATAAATTTTTGTACGCTATTACTTATATTCTGTGGAAGATCAGACCCACTAATATTGATAGTTTTACCACTAGCTAATTCAATATTTACGTCTTTATTATCTCTAAGCAAATCAACTATCGTATTCAACTCATCAAAAGTTGCATCACTTGCATCTAACTGATCTTGTATATTTTGGTTTATATCTTGTATTATAACATTTCTTTTTGCTCTAATAACTTTGTTAAACTTGTTTTTTATTGATGTAGATTGCTTGCTATTTTTTACTTCTTCAGTCATTGCTTTTAGTTGTGAAAAAGATGTTGCACCTTCAATTTTGTTTGAAAATGTTTCTTGCTCTACAGCAATATTTAACTGTTCAACAGACCTAATAGAAGAATACTTAATTGTTCCGTCTTTTTGGCTATCGCTTATTTCTTTCATTGCGTCAGCACTAGCTTTAATATACTCAGGATGGTTGCTTGGAGTAGATGCCATAATACCTCTAAGCCTAACTAACTTATCGTTTACAGCAGTTCCTCTTATTACTTCTTGTTTTCCATACGCTTCATTTCTACCTTTTAACTGTCCACCAGCTTGTATATCGCCCAATCTACCAATAAGTGCCTGTTGCTCCACAGGTCTTAAGTTATATTTACCAGCAATATCTTTTACTTTTTTACCTGCAAAAGTTTTATATTTACCATCAAACTCTTCCATGCTTGTGCTGGTATCATTTTTTATATGTGTATCTATTTCTTTTGTAAGTTCATTTTCAGCTTGTGCTATTGCACTTTTAGCTTCTGCTTTTTTGTCTGCATCATAAAAATCACGCATGATATTACCAGCAGCCTCACCAAACCTTGCAATCTCTTGACCTACTCCAGTAAAAGCACCTGCTGATGCTCTGGGTCCTAGCGAACCAGCTGTAGTAACACCTGATGCACCTAAGCCTTTGTTATATAATGGTATTTGTGGCATATCCTAAACCTTCCTATCATGTCATACCCATATATGTTTTAGCTGCTTTTTCACCTGCTTGTAAAACAGTTCTATAAGCTGCTGTTTTAAACTGTGCAGATTGAGCACTCGCTGTTGCTCTAGCCATAGCTGCTTCATTTATCTTTGCAGCCTCTTGTATAGAACCTGCATATCGTATTCCTATTGCATCTAACTCAGTGTTAAAGAAAGTATCTCTTAACGCCTCAAGAGCACTGCCTGACATTTGTATTCCAGACTTTGCAGTAGCAACTCTTTGTGTGCCTTGTAGTCTTTCAGCATTTTTTCTTAAATTAGCTTCTTGTTGCCTTGTAGCACGCTGTACTAATATTTTTTCGTTTTCAGCAACTTTAGCATTGTATTCACCAACTTGCCTTGCAGCTTTTGCTGAAGCCATATTTCCTTTGTAACCTAGAACAGCATCTAACATTACACAACCCTCGCAAAACGATAATAGTCTGATCCATCAGGACCAAACTTCTTCATTAAACCTTCGTTCTCAAAACCCAACCATTCAACATATCTAATCGCTTGCTTGTCTCCTGTGTGAACACTAGCTTGTATACGCTGTAAATCTGTGTCTTCTTGAACATGATCCAATAATAAACTGGAATACTTAGCTGCTGAAAAGGGCATCTTGTAAGCGTGCTTTGACATAACAAACCAAGCTTCACCTACATTATCCCACAATCCGTATACACCACCAATCATAAATACCTTACTTTCTTGCATTGCTGTGTATGCACTCAAACAACTTTCTTTCATCATAGCTGCTTTTGAGCTTTCTGGAAAATGAAAATTTGTTTCAATCATATCCAAGTGTTCTTTTTCAAACTTTTTAAACTTAAGCATCAAACGTATTAGACCTTCTCATAATCGCTAATATTGTCATAGGCAATGGCTGTGTTTGCCTTATAACAATCTTTGCATCATTGTCATAGCCTGATGGAAAAGATATTTCTTTATCCCCAGTAAATAATGGAACAGCTTCATCCATAGCCATACTACTATCTCTAAATGGTAATCTGTCAAGGTTACTTGTATCAGGACCTAGTTCTGCACCAACAGTCTGAAAGAATCTAGCTGTCACGCCATGTATTCTCTTTATCTTGCCTTGTGCAATGCCATCTTCTGCACCTGCTTCCATACGCAATGTTTCCAGTGATGATGTATAACCATAACCAACATGGACCTTAGATGCACTTCTATCTAATGTAATTGTGCCATTGCTGACTGTTTTATCAGCGTGTGCAGCACCATCTGCTAAAATGGTTACTGTTTCACCCTCAAGGTGGTTTAGGCTTTTAATGGTCGTTGTAGCTGATCCATCATATGTCAATCCACTATCTACGAAGAAAGCATCTGTAACATCATCATTAAAATATAATGACTTAAGATATACAATGTGTCGAACAGTTGTTCCATCTATTGTCCTCTTCACACTTAGATACACCTGGTCTTCTGCACCACTAGGTATAGCTGTGATACTTTCCACTACACCACTACCACCTAAACTATGCTCATGCCAACCCACTGTAGCGTTTGCTCTATCATATGTAAGACCGATTAGCCTTCCATCAGCATGAACAAACCATAGTAATAACTCAGGCTCTTGCTGCCAAACCATGTCAGTCAAACCACCTCTAGCCAAATGATCTGCAAGCACAGTCAAATCTACACCCAGTAATCCATCTGTGTCTAAATCAAAGGTTATCTCTTTTACCTTTTCAGCACCCTTCTGTATGAGTATGGTACTGTTACCTGCTCTCAAAGGCTTGATGTTACCTGTACCAAAGGTTGTTTCTCGTAGCACGTTAACATTCGTAGGTGTTACTGGCTCTGATCCTGCACCACCTGATAAGGTAAACTCAGCACTTGTAGTCAATAACTGCAAGAATCTAGCTGGTAAAAGATGCTTAATCACGTTAACTTGATCGGATGCTATAGTTACATTAATCGCTGCATCATCTTCTGTTCCAGGTGTATGGTTCTCAAAATCAGCAGATACACTACCAAAGATAGTCTGTGGCTGATCTGTGGTTCCAGCAAAGTATAATCTTTCTTCGTAAAAACCTATCGCTCTTGGAAATCCTGTGGTTGAGCTAAAACTTCCCAATGACCATTTTGTTGTAGCATTGCTCGATCCCACGATATTATGTGGTAATACTGATATGCCACCATCATCTTCTTTAACTGTAGCTGTTACAACTGTTGAGCTTGTAAACCCTGTTATCTTTACATAACCTGTATCGTCATGCCTATATTCCCAATTAATCGAACCATATGTTTCTGTACCTGATGTATGCACTGGTGGAGTGTTGCCTGATGTTTGCGTTGATCCAGTAACCTGCTTATAAACGTGACCATTAAATCTTACAAATTCATTTGCAGCGTAACTTGTACTTGCTGCCCATTCATCATAAGTTACCTCTAATACCTCACGAAACCTAATTAATCTCCCAACATCTGTACTGGCAAACAAGGCTGCACTTGCTGTAATCGTTACAGAACCTGTATCTGCTGAAGCGTATAATGTTGTAGTTGTTATATTTTCATCAAGGTAAGGACCATCTGTAAAATCAATATCTGTTAATGTCCATGATGTATGACTTGTTCTTGTCAACTTTGCTGGTGCATGATCTTGTTGTGCAAGGAACAACACATCTGCTGATTGTGCATAATTAATCGTAGATAGCTGTGCTGTCGTGTAAGTCGTTGTAATTTCTACTATTTTCCCAACTGTGCCACCACTTGTATATGTGGTAAACGCAGAGCTATTGATACCACTTAACTGAAATGTATTTGTAGTGACACCTGCAACAGTAAATTCTCTGTTGTTTACTTCCGTCATCCCACCGACACTAGCTATAAACACTCTATCGCCATTGCTTAGACCATGTGAATTAGCTGTAACTACTGCTGGATTAGCTTTTGTTATGGCTGTTATAGCTGTGGTAGCTTCTGTGACCAAGCCACCATCTTTAAATATACGAATATAGTTATTACCAAACTCCAATACATAGGCTTGTGTATCACTAAACTCAAAGTTGATTAGCCTTACCTGACCACCATCTTTTGTTGTTCCTGCGTAATATGTGCCTGGTCTGCGTGTTGTACCTCCCTGTGGAAATACAATCATGTTGCTTAAATCTTTTACGGCTTCGTTATACTTCTGTAAATCAATACGACCTTCTAATCGTGGCGATATCTCACCTGCTCGGAAGTTGGTGATGATTGACGATACTCTTGCCATATTAGAACCTTGCGTTTGTGTAAGTATCTGCCTGTAATTGTTCTGGATAACCCTCTAGTGCATCCATGCTTCTAGCTTCACTTAATCTTGCTTGATATAAAGAATACATTGACTGTGCCAAAGCGTTACTACCTGTAATTGCATATGCAGTTTCTGCTGCCAGTTTATGTGCAATCGTACTGCTTAATAGTGGATCATATTGCTCTGTGTCTGTTACCCTAGATAAATATATTATAGAACAAGTACCCTCGTTAGAAAGTATCTTTCTGCCTTCTATCTTATACATCACGTTGCTATCATAAGCTGCAACATCATTGTTTACGTTTGAGTTCCAAAAAGAAATAACTCTTAAGCAATAAGGGTCTGTAGGTAATGTAAATTGATAGGTGAATCCGAATGATGGTGCATCACTATCTTGTGCTAGTGTTGCTCTTGATATAGCCACGTTCCAGGTATGTGATCTTAGAACGGCATCTCTTACTGTTTCAAATCTTCTATTACAAAGTCGTGCTTCTTTAGAGTTTTCCGTTAGTGCAGTTATTGTTGCTGCACCAAGTAAATCCATAGCTTCGTTACAAATATCTACTACTGACGGCATATCAAACTCCTGAAAGTAAGGAGCAGATTAACTGCTCCTCACAATGGTTTTAGTTAACAACATACTGGATGATAAAAGACATATCACCTGCTGTGCCACCAGTTGCATTAAATGTAGCTGCAACATAGTAGTAACCACCTGGGTCACTTGAAGCACCAGCATCTTCCCATGCCTGTTGACCGATAGTGTTTATATCAGCAGCTTCGTTTCTTAACTCAGCTAATGCTGCACCATCAGCTACAGAACTAGCATATAGATCTTCATCTACAACTGTTCCGTTAGACTGGTATAGACCCACGTTGAATGTGCATGATCCACCAAGTGAATCTGATCCAATTTGGATTGATGTTATTGATGCGTTACTTGGTATTGGTGCAAGCATAACAATGTCATTGTCTGTACTATCACCAGCAACTAATGCGACTGTACCCTGTGCTACACGCAAAACGCCATGTAACTCGTGGGCATCACTTGCAACTTGAGGACTAGCTTCAAAGTTAGCTACAAGAGTTGTATTTTTTGTAGTCATTATTCACTCTCCCCTTAAGCTGATTCATCACAGTCGATTTGCACTACTTTGGATTCTTCCATTCTAGTAGCACCAATGCTCATGCAGTAGTAAACTTGAGTTGCATAACCTTTGTCAGCTCTCTCATCTATTCTTGCAGAAACATCTTTTCCAATACCTAAAGCAATACCATCTTCTGCCCAAGCAAAACATGATCTGATATTAGATGCAATCGATAGTCTGTTTGTTACAATAAACTTGAAGCCTAGGAATGTATCCACATCACCCTGCACAAGAGCCTTAACTGTGTTAAAGTCAGAACTTGTTACTGATGTTGTGTTTAACAGAGCTTCAATCTGATTAGGACCAACAGCAATATATCTTGGTATTGATGGGTCAACGTCAGCTAAATCTAAAATCTTTTTAGCTTCGATTAACTTGGCAATAGACATATCGGCACTGCCATTTGCAATCTGATTAGCAGCAGCAAATGATGTTGATGTTGAGCCTGTTTCACCTGTAAAGGATGTTCCAAGTGCAGCAGAAATGACAACGTCATCCATAGCTCTTCCCATTGCTGCAGCAGCAGCTTGTGCATAAGAAGATGTAGGATCGATTAACATTCTAACCTTATCTTGATCATCAATTAAATCGGCATATTCATAGTCAGCTAAACTCACCCTACGTCTTGCATGAGGTGTGTCCATCTGTGGTGTGTCGGCATGACGAGTTGTACGCAACTGAGCTGTAGCAACGCCTACCTGGTCGAAAAAAGCATTCTTTCCAGTAATATTCTCCACACGAACTGCATCTCTTAGACGGCTTCCCATCTGCTGAGATAGCATCTGCACGTTAGCAGAATACTGTTGGACAAATGCTGTAGTTACTGATGTTGACATTTAAGTCTCCTTCGTAAAAGTTACATTTGATTTTATTTGCAGTGTGCTACCCTTTACGGACACTCCTAGTTTTTTGAGCCGACTTTAGGCTATCGTCTTTCCGATTGTCTTGAGGACTTGTTGCCAAGCTACCCTGCATAACCCATTCGTAATATATATCAGCAAGTTTCTCTGGATGCAACACATCTCTTTGTGTTCCAAACTCGACTGCAAGCCGTAAACATTCCAAACGGATATCTTGGTCAGGAGTTACATCATTAGCCATGTATATACCCCATCAATTCCTGCATACGTTCAACAGCACGCTGCCTTCCTATAGGATCCTTCCTATTCCAATAGGCGTGTGACTTGTCGTTCATAATTGCATCAACTTCTTGTTGTGCCATTTGTGGTGTGTAAGCTCTGTTAACAGCATTATCAGATACAGTATCTTCGCTTGTAACAGTTGACTTAAACTCACCCATAGCAGCAAATGCCTTAATGAAAGCTGGATGATTACCAATTAATGTACCATCTTCTAGTTTCATTTGTAATAAATCAGGACCACCAAACTGCTCAACAACTTCTTTTGCAGCCGTTACCTTTTGCTCGAAAGCCTGACCCCATTCTTTTTGAAGTTCTGCTGCTGTAGCTTCAGCTTGTTGTTCTGCTTGCTGTTGCATAGCTTCTGAGCTTTGTGCGACTGAGCTTTTATAATAATCTAATACACCCTGTGCTTGCTGTGGTGTTAGTCTCAGATTATGTGCAATGTCTGCATATTGTTTAGCTACATCTTCAGTAATAACATTACCATCAACAGGCAACTCATAACCTTCTGGTGTCTCTGGTCTTCCTAACTTACTGTAAATATTATCTAAATCTTCGTCTGTTGGATTCTTTGGCAACGGAACTTTGTCACTACCAATTAATCTTTGTGCGTTTACATAACTCCTAGCTAAGTTACCAACGTCTTTGATTGGTGATAGACTAGGATGCTCCCTTAATTCTTCTGGTATCATTTCAATGAAACTGTTACCAGACCCACCTTGTGCAACCTCTGCTGGTGTTTCCAGCGTTGTAGGCTGTACTGGTTCGGCTACCTGTTCAGCAACTTGTTCTGACATATTTACTCCTCTTTCATCATGTTATAAATGTGTAGTATGACTGCCCTTTTACCTTCTTCAAAGGCTGTAGCATTGGCATCCCCAGCTACATAACTTGAAGCACGCCAGTTACAACGCAACTCCAAATCCTCCAAAACTTTCTTACCAGCGTTATCCTCAAATGTATCTTTATACATTAACTTGAGTTGTGCTATCTGGTCATTCATTTGCACCCACCATTCTTACAGCTTGTGCAGCTTGACCAACTGTAGCAACATCTTCTTGCTCCATTTGTCTTTCCATCTGCTCTTGCTGCATCATTGCACGCTGTTCTCTTTCCTCATCAATAGATGACTGTGGTCTTAATACTTTCTTTGGCACTCCCAATGCGTCTGTTAAATAGTTTACCAATCCATCAGGATCTATATGGTCGCCAACAGGTAGTGACTGTGACAACGGCATCAATATCTCTAAGGCTCTCATCACACCATTAACAGAGCTAGACTTCTGTGCTCTAGCAAGTGGAGAAACATATTCAATATCAATATCCATGCCCTGCAACACCTCTGGTGGTACTGCAAGCATATCAGCACGAAGCATCAAAGCAAACGCCCTGTCAATCAAAGGTCTTAGCATTTCGTTCATTAACCTACCAAGAACAGGACCAATAACTCTCATTCGTTCTTCCTGTCTTTGTATTACTTCAGTAGCTGTCATGTTTGGTTGATTGCCACTTAAAAGTTGGTCAACGAAGAACGCAGTACGAATTGCTGCCCTTCGTTGTTCTTCCATATTCAGTCCAATAGGTATGTTAGCACCAGTTTGTAATGGCGTAATCGTATCCCTGGAACCTGATCTGTAAAAGTTGAGACCCCCAGGCTGGGTTCGTATAGGGAGTAAAAACCCATCATCAGGCACTAGTAGTGGAGGATCTATCATTTTTTGTGCCGCTTGTATGATTGTTTTAGACATAAGATTAATCATCTTAACATCTGGCAATGCAACCATTGCTGGAGATCTCCCCATCACTTCCCCTGTTGCCTTTAGGAAGCGTGGAACAACGTATGGCAGTTCTTGGAAACCACTCTCTGCCAGTATCATCTTAGTCTCCATGCAAATATACATGGATGCAAACGGCATATTTTTATTATCTGCTTTCGTTGGATCCCTATCTTTCCTAGGCATCACAACATGAAGTATATCTACATTCTCATCAGGCTTCTTCTCAAATGTCCTGGCAATAAAAGCACCGACATTATCAATACCAAACCTTTGTACAGCTTGTCTTGCAGGTATCTCATACTTTCTAAATACAGTATCAACTATACCATATTGATCTTCTGTAACGTAAAACTCTGATATATGTCTTGTGCTAAAACGTAATGTTTTATCATCCATCTCCACAAACATACAGCCAGTACCAAAAACAACTAGGTCAACATACATCTCATGGACTTCAGTTTCAAAGTTAGACATGGTAAAAGCACGCATCATTCTTTGTGATGAATCCTCTAACCACCTTTGTACTTCTTCGTCTCTGCCTAGCTCTTCATCTTTCATTGTCAAATGGAACCAAGGTGTAGCACCTGATGTTAGCATCCCATGTAAACTAGATGACAACAGATCAACTGCTTGCAAAGCTGTACCATCAAAGATAAGTTCCATTCTCTTTTCGCCACGGCTTCTTTTCTTAACTATGTCAGCCTTTCTTGGCAACATATAGTCAGCTAACTCCTGGTAATGGTTGTTCCAGTTATCTCGCTGACCTTCAACGTGTTGAAATCTAGCAACTATATCTTTGACATTCATCATAGCTCTATCCTAATAAAGTTGGTGTCCCACCTGTACTGCCCATGCTAGTAGACGTTTCGCCTAGCTGTCCAGCAACAATCGTACTGCCACGACCCCTACGCTTTTTTCTTTCTGTTGCTTCAGCTTCCCCAGCTAATGCAGCAGCCTTTTCGTAATCGGCTTGAGCAGGTTCTTCTGGAACTGGTGGTGGTGGTGGAACGTATACTTTAGGTTTAAGGAACGACATTAGTATCTCCTATGTGCTTATTGATTTTTTTGATGGTGGTCTTGTAACTACGCCATAACCTTCCATGATCGTACCACCTTGACCTGATCTTTTTCCTCTAGTCGCATACCTGGTCATAATAGGTGGCTTCTCATCTTCAATAACTTCAGGTGTAATCTCTGGCGTAACTTCTGGTTGTGCTGGTGCCCGGTAATCCATTTTGTCCGTACCAGTTACAGTCTCCACAACTTCTTTTGTTAGCTTCTTTACTGGTTTTTCCAATGGCTCAACTATGTCTGCACCTACCTTTTCAACCACATTAACAGCTTTCTTAACAGGTCTTTCCAATGGTTCTACTAAAGCCTTTTCAGCTTTTTGTAATGTTTTCTTTGTAGCTCTTGCAATTTTCTTTGGAGCACCACCCATGTTACTTTCCTTTCACTGTATGCCAACCTAACTTTCTAGTTTCAGGTCTAAACCAAAAGGCTTTCTTATAGCCACTTCGCATGAACATCCTTTTTAATTCAAGGAATCCTTTTCTTGTATAACCTTTTTTTGCAATAAAGTCTACTAACCAAACATCATTGCCACCTCCCTTGTATCCATCAGTAGGGAAGTATGTGGTTCCAACATAGTCATAAACCTGCTCATCATTAGGAAAACCCCAAGTAGCAAAGACCAATGGCTCATGAAATTCGTTTCTCATAATCTTATACTGTCTTATCCCTAAAGGTTTTTCAATATATTCTTGTATCATGCTATCATCCCAGTCTCTATGATGCTCACTATACCTCACCATCTCCAGTGCATCTTCATAGTCCTGCCCATACCTCATAGCGTAAAAGGATTGTACTCATTAACAGCCACCGATTGTGGTGCTCTTGTCATCACAGTACGATTCTCCAACCCAACAGATAAGTATCTAAACGCATCAGCAGCGTGACTTGTAAAGTCATGCCTAGGCTGATCTCGGAATAACTTTTTCTTTTCATCCCATTCCTGCCTATACTGTCTTAACATTTCCAACCCTTCAGCACATTTGTCTCTATCAAAGTAGCATTTAGGTATCATCATTCTAGCAGCGTTGATTCCGTCAGCTATTTTCATTCGAGGTATCACCTTAAATCGTATCCCCAAGCTAAAAGCTGTCTCTAATCTCGATTTCCCACTACCCAGTTCTCGAACTTCAATATCATGTGGAGCAAGATGATCTCCCCAGTGATAATCTTTCTTTCGCAATACTTCAGCGTAATGGTCCAAGCCAACGCCACTATTCTCATAATAGTCAATAACATTAACAGCACCCCCTCTATAGATCTGTGCAAACCAAATAGCCGTTGAATCATTAATTCCTAAGTCCCAAGCTGTATGAACTGGCAACGCAGGATCGTATGGAACCCTGGTAATCTTGCCATTGTCATCAGCATCAGCTAATAGTTTCCCATAATACGCACCAATAATAGCAGCCGTAAACGAACACTCATACTCTTGCTCATACTGCTCTGGTGTCATTTGCAACTTAGCAGCTTCTAGCTCGACATCTTTTACAAGTTTCGTTTCACTAGCTTTGGCAATCTTCCAGTACCACTGGTCAGAACCTTCTTCACTCTGCTCTTTAGCCGATTGAAGTATATCAAAAAAATGATTATGCCCAGCAGGTGTTCCCAAAAAGATGGCACTACCCTCTCTATCGGATAGGGCTGGTCTTACAACCTCCCCCCATACCCTAGGATTCTGCATCCCATACTCATCAAAGACACACAAGTCTAAGTATATACCTCTCAAAGCATCAGGATTTTCACCTGATAATAACATAATCCGACCATTGTTAGGAAAGTCAGCCCTCAGCTCAGTCTCATTAAAAGTAACACCAGGTATCACTCCAGCATAATACTTCACATAATCCCAGCTTATCCTCTTAGCTTGCGTAAACGTAGGAGCAACTAACGCAACTCTTGGTCTTGGTAACTCACAAGTAAGCACATGTTTAATCATATGATTGACAGCAAATACAGTTTTACCAAAGCGTCTGTGCATAACCAGCACATTCCACCTTTTCAAGTTCTTGTGCATCTCAGCCTGTAAGTCTCTAGGCTTGTATGGTATCTTAACTTGCATCCTCTGAACCAGTCTCCCAAACTATCTTCAATGAACCATCACTGATCTCAACGCCTGTTCTGTTCTTAGCTTCGCCAAATCTCTCTGGTAATATCTTCTGCACCTTCCAACGTACATGATGCCCATAGTCTCTCAATAGATTAGGATCGTAACTCTTACGACCATGTAACGCATCTCCGTACATATCCTCTAGCTCTTCTAGTGCTTTCTCAGCAGCCTGTCTCTGTGCAGTCTTAATATTGTTGTCTAGGTCAGCATCTTTGCTCATATGGCGATATAACGTAGCACGGCTAACCTTTGCATCTTGACAAGCCTTTACTAGGCTGTGTCCGTCTGTAATGGATGCTATGATGTGCTCTTGTTTTGCTTTGCTTATCATGTGTGTGTGAATGTACCTATTAATTGATATATATGGTGGCACGCCTGGCTGGGGTGGATACCTTAATTATTATACCCCCCATGCCTTGCCAAACTGCATACATTTTTATTATTGCTTTTCTTGTTTTGAATTTCATGTTTCATTCTTTGCCGTGTAGAACTGTATCATTCAATATTTATTCTGCGTGTATCTCTCCCTAATATGCTAACAAATAAACTATTATTCACAGCTAATCAATATTATTTTTTACTTGCTATATATAGCCTTTGCACCAGCTGGAAAAACAATAATAATTTTTTTTGCATTTAGTACTTGACTAATGGAACATAGTTCCTATATATAATAAGACAACGACAAACAAAGCAAAGGTTAAAACATGACAATCAAAACAATGATAAACAAATCTAAATATGTTTATGGGTACGTTTCAACAAGTGAACATGATGGAATGTACTTAAGATTAAACAAGGCTGATGTTCTTGCAATGTATAATAATAAATACTCAAGAGAACAGATGGACATTAATAACTTTGATCTAAGACAAGACAATCAAGGTAATACAAATCTTTACATTAACTAAACCAAGCAAAGGAGCAAAGACAATGATAGTTAGAAACATGACAAGTAACAAAGGCAATAAGATTGCTAACCAGTTCATTATAACAGACGATTATGAAAATACTTATTTTAAATCGTACGATTCAATAATTGTCAAAATAGGTAATAAGACTATGGGAACTAATCCGATTTATTTAGATAAAACATTTTGGGATTATTCTGTAACTACCGGTAAATACAGAAACATATTCTTGAATGAAACCAAAAAAGAAACAGAAAAGAAAATCAAGAATGGAACTTACATTCTAACAAATCTTAATTAAAAGAAAGGGAGCTAAAATGGGATATCAAGACAAAAAATCTGAATGTGTTGGATGCGATGCAAAAACAGAAGGCACAATTAGGGAAGAGTTTAATTGGCATCTATGCGATGAATGTTACGAACAAGCTTTAGAACAAGAAACAGATTAACTTATATCACTTATAAACTAGGATCTATTCCTAGTTTATGAGAGCTATAAGAAAGCTCATAACCTAGCAACTAAGAAAGGAACTAAACATGAAACAATCAACAGTTAAATTTGCATGGAATGATAATTATAATATGAACTGTGATATTGATGAGCTTAAGAAATTAGGCTTTATTAATTCATCATATCATAATGATCTAGCACCATCTTACACAAATAAAAAAGGCAATATACAAGTTTTCTTTTTTGACCTTGAAGATGAAAGCATAAAGCAAGAAGACATAAAGCATAAATACTCAATAATGAAGTTAGATGATAACGGAGAGTATTTAGAAGACGTTGGAATTACTAACTCATTCAATGAAATGGTTAGCTTAGTTAAATCAGCAGAATAAGGAGAATAAACAATGAATGATAAAAAACTATTATGGCAACTGTTTAAGGATATGACAGACAAAGAAATATCCAAATATAACAAGGATCATAAACTTTATGGTAGCAACAAACTAACAAGACAACAGATTAATAATTGGAGTTCTGAAGATGACTAAGAAACAAATAGCAGAATATCTTATATTATTCGTACTAGGTTTAATAATAACTATAGGTTTTGTTAATCCAGTATCTAAAGAATACACTTGGTGGAATTTAATATATCAATCAAAAGATTTAACCCAGTAAACAAAAAGAATTGTAAAGGCTAGTTTTGTACTAGTCTTTACATAACAGAGCCACACGGCTCTTAAAAAGCCACTAATGGCATAACTAGCAAAGAGAAAGGTCTTAACATGACTAGCGAAGAGTATAAAAAAATAATTAGTTTTATATTGAATGATCTTGATACAAGAGATCAGCTTAAATTAATTGCACTAATAAAAGAGAAATTAGAACAAAACAACTAAACAAACTAGCAAAAGAGAAAGGCTGTAACATGAAAGTAAAATTATATTCTACTGACTATGTAATAGTGGATTCACAAACAAAAAAGCCACTAGAAGGTTATGAATCTATCTATCATTACACTTCTGTAATTGAGATGCTAAATGAAAAGCTAATCAATGAAGGCTATGAATATATATCTATTACAGAGCTACCCAAAGAAGAGAAAGAACAATACAAACAAACAATAATGGAAACTGAGGAGTTTTATAATGACTAAAAAAACAGATTGGGAAAGACTAGCAGAGAAAGAGCAAGCTGAAAGAGAAAAGGCTTTATCTTCTCTAACTGCAGAACAATTAAAGACAATCAAAAAGGCACATGAAACGATAGGGTCTTGTTTGGATATGATAACAGAATGTCATGATCTATATATGTCAGACATAAGCAAGCTCAATAGCGTTTATTGGGCTATTAAACATCAATTTAACTTGGAGGAATAGACATGGACAAGAAAACTATAGAAGACTGTATATCTTTTTTCCAATCAAAAGGAATAACTTGTAGAAACATAACAGAAGACGTTGTTGAAGTACTTGTTAGAACTTCATCAATGAGTACAGATTGTTGGGTACAGATAAGTGAAGAAGAGATTTATTTTAGAGCCAACGACTAACAAAAAAAAGGGC